TCTCTATATCGCCATAACCGCTCTAACTAGGCATATGGTAGACATTATGAGCCACGTTCCTATCAATGTTGTCGAGATGCTCTCGGTTGCAGCTGCGACTCTTCTCGTCTCTATCAGTGTGTTTATCGTAAGATATACTAGCTCGAAGTTTCCGAGCAATAAACAGGATGACGTAGTATGACCGAAAAAAAGAAACCAATTAAGGATGCTTTAGAAGAGCTATCTGATATTTTGAATCAAGCTCAAGAAGACAACGAGAAATATCTTGCTGAGATTCTTGAGCAGACTCCATACGAAGTCAAGGTCGCCGTAACTGCATGGGCAATCAAGCATATCCTAGAACATGCTCGAGAAGGCGGCACTTATCGTTATCTGATATATGATCGACTTGGGTTTGGTCCAGATGCATACGGCATTCTTCAGATGGCAGGTGCGCTAGAAATTTCTAATGAGTTTGACATCGAACGTATGGATAACATCAAAGAACATGTTAGAGGACACAAGATCGAGTCTATAAAACCGCTGATCGGGTTCTGTGATGAACCAGGCTGCTTTGATGATGCTAGTTCAGGCTTTCCGACTGATAATGGTTACCGCTGGACTTGTTATAAACATTGGGAAAAATTAAAACAATAAATAATTATTTCCCAATCAAGAAATAATTATGTTGTTGAGATATATAACAGTATACGATAAAGATCAAGATCTATGGTATGTCTATGATACCATGGATAAAGTTTTGGTTGACTATTATAGATCTTCAGAGTATAATAGCATTATAATTATGTGTGAAAATCTCAACCAAGGATGGGAATATATAAAGGAGAATATCGAATGGATGGAATAAAGTCTTTGGAAAAGATAAAAGAAGCCATTTGGTTTCTCCGTAAGATCGACGAAAATAAATATTGGGATATGGTAAATCTTATTGTAGATTTACAAAAAGAAGTTGATGAAATTATAGAAAATACAGAAGAAAAATATAACAATAAACATGGATATGATTATGGCAGTCTTGAGAGTTACGTAGATGATCTCGAGGCTGCTATTGAAAATTGTATAGATATTATGAGGAATAGATAAAAAATTATGGATGATTTTGATCACGAAAGATTCAAAAAGATTATGGAATACATTGATTCCTCTTTGAATAAATGCAACAATCGTAGCGATTTTCTTATGGCAGCGTCTTATATGATGACCTGCAGCGTTAGAATTTTCGCAGAGTGTTTTGGTTCAGAAGATCTTGCAATTGCTTTCATTACTGATTATTTGGAAGGACCAATTGACAAGGGAGATCTAAAGAAGATTGTATAATGACAAATGATGAATTGATCGAAAGACTAGAACATTTTTCTGGTCTTAGTTACGGGAATCCTATCTGCAAAGAAGCTGCAGATAGGATCAAAGATTTAATACAAGATAGAAATTTCTATCAAGCCAAACTTAAAACAATTAACGAACAACTGCCTAGATATGATTGGAGGAAAATTACTGCTCTCCCCGATCGCCTTCGGGCTATTGCTTCGTTAATGCACATGGGCGCTGCTTGGGGATTCTGTGGTGAAGCTTCGTTTCTCGAAGAAGCAGCTGATTTGATTGAAAAGAGGTAACAAATGAACAACGAATATGTATACTTGGTAATTAAGCTTGAGTTTGATAACGAAAAGGAATACACTTCCGAGACAGTAGATGCTGTTTACTATGATTCCGACGACGCATATAACTACGTCGACGAACAGCGTGAATACGAAGTCGACGAGATTAAGTATCGAGTCGATCGTCACCGAGTAGTTTTTAAGGAAAATACAGAGACTTTTTCTGGGGCGGAGCGTATGGGTCTCGAAAAGGCAGCGAAGATTGCTGAGAGAACCGATGGCTATGGAATGCCAGTTTGGGCTGACGGTCCTGGAATCGCTGCTGAAATTAGATCGAGAACTTATGTTAAGAAGTAAGTAACTCCAAAACTCTTTGAACATACAAATTACGCTCCAGTACGAAAGTCTGGGGCGTTTTTTCGTTGTCTACAGAAATTATGATTGCTAATTGGGGGATTGACATCTTGTACATTCTCTCAAACATCATAGAATATATCGTGGTCTGGAGAATATAGTTCTCAATCCACTCTAGCTTCTTAGGCTTGCGAGAAGTCTTGAAGTCTATGATCGAAGGAATACCGTTGTATTCCGCTATCAAGTCAGTCCTTCCCGCACAACCCAATGCCTTTGAATACAAAGGCAACTCAACTCCAATGATATTATCGACATGTTCATCTAAAGCTAGCTTAATAGGCTGAAACGATTCTACATTTACTGGCATTTGATCTCTGTAAATGTCTTTCTCGTTTAGAACATACCTCTCAGCTAGCTTATGGACAGCTGTGCCTCTTCGGGCGGCTTGAACGGAAACCTTATTGGCTTCCGCTTCCCCTACTTTCTTTTTCCATTCCATTAACGCTGTCTTGTCGAGTTTCTCATCAAGCACAGTTGTTACTGATTTGAGTTTAGTCAAACCGTCTGGAAGAACATAATGGCGCTTACCGTCAATAGTTTCTGTCAGAAGCTCTGTATAAGGCACCATAACATGATTAAAAGTCTTATGCGACAATTTTCAATTTATCCTTTTGGATGATATAATCTTTCACCATTGCACTTCTAACAATATCGTTCTCGTCGAAGTCCACAAAATAGAAAGATTTCATACGTTCGATGATTCTCATAAATGAAAGCAAACCGCCTTTATCAGATTCTTTGGTGAAATCAGATTGTCTGAAGTCTCCCGAGAAAATGATTCTGCAGTTTTTACCGACACGAGTTATAACCGAATCTAACTCATGAAGTGTCATGTTAGCAATCTCGTCAACAATTATAATAGTATTGTTAAGAGTAATACCACGTATAAAAGAAGTGGATATAAAATCAACAAGACCTTTTTGCTTGAGGATCTCATAGGCGTCTCCTCGACCGAATAGCTCTGTGCAGATAGCATAATATGGCGCTTCGTACACCTTAGCCTTTTCTTTAGAGTTTCCAGGTAGGAATCCCATATCTCTTGTTGGAACAACGCTTCTAACAATGACGACCTTATCATAATGGCTATCTGGGTTGTTAATAACTTCATTCAAAGCGAGATACATGGATATAAAGCTTTTGCCAGTTCCAGCTATACCGTGCAACATTAGATTCTTACCTTGATCGTAAGCTTCAAATGATGATCTTTGGTTAGCTGTTAACGGTTCAATTTTCTTTAGTTGGAAATTAGATTTTGTTTGATTTTCTTGTCCCACTTTATCTTTATTGGCGCGAAGAATTCTTTTTTCTTTTCTTGTTAATCTTCTTTCTTCCATAATAATCCTTACTAGAATGTATTAATGGTACTCCTACTGATACCCTTAGAGTGTTTCTTTTTAATATCTTTGAGTAGGTCTCGGAAACCATCATCAGGTTTACCCATTCCCCTACCAGATACTAATGCAGGTGCACCATTTATGATTGTGGTTAAATGTGGATTAGCCTTCAAATATTCATCAAAGTCCGAGATGGACATGAATTCATCAAACTCTTCGCCAGTTTCATTATTTCTAAACGTGTAAGTGGGCATTAATAATTATCCTTTAGATCATCTGCATAGAAGTAATCTTCAGAATCTTCATCTTCAGAGAATCCGTAAATGTCGCGAGTCTGGATAGCTCTCTTCATCCTTCTCGCCTTTCTCTTATCTATCTTATGACGATCATTCTTCTCGTAATATTCATCTTCAGAATAATCGTGCTTCTTAAACTTTCTAAACGACTGCTTGCTCATTTACCTTCTCGTAAGTTGGAATTAAACCAGGGAGTGCTTCGGTTACATGTTGTAGGGTGATGCCCTTGATGGGCTTCTTGTCCTTGATTGTGCAGAGAAGTTCTGCATCCTTTGGAGCTAGCCTTTCGAGTAGCTCAACAAACATGGTTTCTCTCTTCAATTGAGGAAGTTCGTAGAAACCCTGAATGAAATATCTTAGCTTTTGACATTCCTTAATCAAAATATGCTCTTGATCAACTAGATCGTTTGGCTTATATGGAGGCGTTCCTGGAGGAAGAAGCCAGACAACGCTAGGATCATAACAACCCTGGAGGATAATCCTCAGTACCAAACTGTCATTAGCAGCAAGAGCGTCAATCTTTTCTTGAGTTCTCTTAAGTCTGCCTACTTTTTCTAAAAATTCTGCTATGCCGATCTGCATTAAAACTCTCCAATATGCTCGGTTAAATTTCGAAGTTTGTTAACAATAAAATAGTTCATGAGTTTGGATCTATCTTTATTGGATTGTGCATGATAAGATTCCATAACTTTTACGCGAATTTCTTCAGGCGTATGGTTAAGGTCAATCAATTGTTCATTACGAAAATAGTTTCGAGCAATGGAAGTCTCGAGTTCAGTCGGCTTTACTTTCATATACTGCTCGATACGCTTTGCTGTGAGAGGACGCTGACGCTCGCCCAAAACAAAACAATTATCAGAAGAAAGAATGTTTGGAACACCATCACTAGAATCGCCCTTCATAATATGTTCCTTTAAGAACATATGGGGATCCTTGTGTGTAACCCACTTCTTTCGGGTGGGGTCATACTGCTTAACATTACCAAATGTATGTAGCTGAATGAAATCTTTGTCGCCAGAAAGAATAAGAATCGGCTCCCCGCTATTCATCTCGGATCCGAAATTCTTTACAAGCGTTCCAATAATATCATCAGCTTCTGCAGATTCAACATCAATAACCTTGTATGGGAAAAACTCCTTGAGCTCAGCACGAATCTTATTCATGCACTCAAAGATTGACTTCCAGTCAAGATCTGATTTCTCTTGACTCTTCTTTCGATTAGCCTTGTAATAAGGGAAAATCTTGCGGCGCCAGTAATTAGTGTTATCGCATGCAATAACAAGTTCGCCGTATTCATCTTTGAACTTGGAGCGATAAGAGCGCAATGAATTCAAGATCATATGACGAACCATATTCTCTTCGATCTGCGCATTTGTATGGTTGCCTAGTTGCATAAGCAAATTAGAAAGCATTACTTGATTAAGATCTACGATAATCACATATCACCTGTATATTATATAGAAGTTTCGCTCTGTTTCAATTCAATATTTATTGATTCTGAAATTTTAAATGTGCCTTCTTCTTCACTATCTGGAGCAAAGATATTATCAGCAATTCTCTGGAAAGGATGATATATCTCGTATTGCTTACACATAATAGAACGCAAAGATTCAATGATCAGTGCACTATCTTTAATGTCAGCTAGTTCTCCAGTATCAGGATCTCCAAGAGGGAATCCAGCAATTTCTAATTGCGTGAATATCATTGGAGTAATTGTGGCTATAGTTTCTTGTATATGATACTGTTTCATCATATCAATGTTCGTGGAGACTTGCTCTCTAAAGCTTTCTTCGTCTTCAGCTTTAGGACCATTATAAGCCTTCGGAAATTGAATGACATTATTACTATTAGCCATTATGTTTTCTTTCTAAAAGCACACATATAATATACCGCATAATTAAATTAAAGGCAACAACAATATTTAGGAATCCAACATTTGTTCGGAAAGAATGATTTCTTGAGACATAGAGTGCATTATGATTTGATGACAATCCTCTACTATCCCGTAGTTATTACTTTTTACATGAATTATTATATCGGCGAGATTTTCTTTTAATACAGTTCCTCCTTCAAATCCTACCATAGCCATGGTGGGCATATTGAACTTCTTTGCTGTTTTCAGAGCGTTTACGATATTAGGAGAACTTCCGCTAGAAGAAACTACAAGAACTCCAGCTTTCTTGTCGGGAAACCACTCAATTTGTTTTGAGAAAACTTCTTCGTAACTTATATCATTTGCTATGGCTGTTAGCATAGAAACATTAGATTGAATTGGAATGAAGAAAGGCTTTAGGTTTGTTGCCATGGCAACGCCCTTGGTATGATCGCAAGACATATGTTCTGTAATTGCTGCAGATCCACCATTACCGCAAACTAATATCGGAATGCCACTATCAGCCATACGAATAAACTGTTGAATCATTTCATCGACTTTATCGCGATCTACAGTTTCTAGGGCTTGCTTTAACATTTCAACATAATCGTCAAAATAACAACTCATGATATCATCTCCACAGTGCTTCCTTTATGTTCAAAATTAACATTAAAGATGTTATAATTTCTAAGTGCACTTGCGACATTGTATTGGTGTTTTTCTGGAACATACATCATAAGATAACCACCCCCGCCTGCACCGAGTATCTTCCCGCCGAGTGCTCCAGCTTTCATGGCATCTTCATACATTGTATCTATTTGTTCGTTTGATATATTACTAGACAATTTCTTCTTAGTTTGCCAAGCAGAATCAAACAAAGCTCCGAAATCATCAAGCTTATTAGTTTCTAATAGTTTAATTGAATCTCTGGCAAAGTCAACAATTCTTTTCGTATTTTCTATATTTACATTTGTCTTTAGTTTATCTACTTGTTCCGTTAAAACAGAAGAAGCCATTCTTCTAATATTGGTGTCGAATATCATTAATCTCTTATTCAAGTCCATTATAGAAGCAAAAGATAAATCAATGGGTTCTACTACAACTTCATTGTTGTTGAAATAATATGCATTTAGTCCACCATAAGAAGCAGCGTATTGATCTTGCTTTCCTATTGGTTGATTACATCTGTTTATTTCAATATATGAAGATAGTTCTGCTAGTATCTTTTTAGAGATTGGCTTCCCAGTTTTAATATTATGAATTGCGTTAATCAATCCTACTGTAAAAGTAGAAGAAGAACCTAATCCTGTGCCTTTTGTTGGAACATCTGAAAAACTACAAATTTCAATATTTGAATTTATATCATAATGCTTTAGTATTTCTCTAACGCGATCGTGTTTGATTTCCTCGACGCTAGTCTCTAGCTCAAGTTCCGAATAAACTACTTTTAAATGATTTGCTACTGATCTATTAACAGCAAGATAAATGTAACTGTCAATAGTTGTCGAAACGCAAAGCCCTTGACTTTGTTCATAGAATTGAGGAATGTCACTACCACCGCCAAAGAAACTTATTCTTAATGGCGTTTTTGTTACAATCATATTTCTTCTCTAACTTCCAATATCCACTTGTTATCTTCTAGCCATTCTAATGTTCTTAGAATAGTTTCTTTAATTGTATATTTTGGTTTCCATCCTAAACTCATTAGCTTACTAATATCTAGATCATTTATTTTACTATCGCCAATCCAGCCAACTTCATTTCCAGACCAAGTAATTTCTGGATTGATTCCCATGAACTCTGTAATAACTGGAATAGATTCAGTCAAACCACAAGTTTCAGTATTACCAATGTTAAACGTATTAACGGTGTCCTTTGCTTTCTCAACAATAGTCAACATTGCATTTACGCAATCTTCTACATCGAGATAAGTTTTTCTTTGGTCTTTTCCTCCATGAACATATAGCTCGTTTGGATTCTTCTTCAACATAATATAAAAATTATAAATGAAACCGTGAGAATATTTTGGACCAGTAATAGAAGCATACCTGAATATCCAAGCTTGCGTTCCGTAAGAAGCACAATGAGCTTCAATTAATGCTTCGCCAGCTACCTTAGAAGCACCATAAAAAGAAGTTTGTATGAAGTTACAATTTTCCGGAGTTGGTACTTTATCAACAACTCCGTATATAGCTGAAGTCGAAGAATAGGCGATCTTCTTAATATTTCTTTCTTTTATCCATCTTAAGACATTATAGGTCGCAATAATTCCATCATTCAAGTCTTTCTCTGGATAAACAGAGCTAAACCTAACATCAGCATTCGCAGCCAAATGATAGACCATCTCGACATTATGTTCGTCAATATCCTTAAAGGAATTATAATTCGAAAGGTCTACTTCGTAAAGCTTAAAGTTTGGATATTTTGATAATTCTTCTATGATATTCTTATGTCTTGAAGAAACTCTATCCAATCCAACCACCCTGTGGCCATCGTTTAGTAATCTTAACGCCAAGTTACTTCCGATGAAACCACAGGAACCAGTAATCAAATAAGTTTTCATTTTAAATCTCAGGTAGTCTTATAAACAAAGTAGTTCTTGGGAAATGCTCTAGATTCTACAGTTGGATACTTTTCATTTAGTTCTTCAAGAATCTTTATCCACTTACTATAAACGAAATCAGTATTATATCTGCGTTGAATATATTCGCGATTGAATTGTAGAGACCTGACGTGTTCATCATCATTTCTTCTTACGTCTTCAATAGCTTTCTTAAGATAAGTGTAATGAATACCAGCGTGTTCTTGATTATTCAAAGTTCCGCCATACATATACTTATTAACTGCACCAGAAGTATCGGGCAAAGCAGCCAAGTCTGGATGTACACAAACTAGACCATAATACATTGCCTCGAGTAGAGCTCTACACATAGTTTCTGGCCAGATATTTGGATAAGCAAAAATATGATATTCGTCGCTCATCTTCTTAATCAACTCATCATGCTTTGTGAAACCATGATAAGTGATTTGTGGATGTTCTTTACAAATATTGAATAGCTTTTCGTATTGCTGGTCACGAGCGTCCCAACCATACATCTTGAAAGAAGAGTGAACGTGTAGATGTATATTTTTATCTTCTTCAGCAAGCTTTAGGAAAACAGGAACCAATAGCTCTAGACCACGATGAGGAGTAGTGTGATAAGAAATATTAACAACCTTATTTGGGTCTGGCTTCTTGGGAAGATTTGGGCTGAGCGAGAATGGCTCGATACAATGCATTCCGCCTTCGATCACAGAACACTGTGTCGAATATGGAGCGCCAAGTACTGTCATGAAAATTTGATAGTGCCAGTTAGATAGAAACACCATCTTGTGAAACTTGTCTTTGTACTGGGCGTCGACAAAAGGCTTCATGCTTTCAGGATCGTTTGGTAGATTATGCTCAAACCAAATTCTGATCTTATCTTCCTTCAGTTGTCGAAGTCTGCTTGGAACGATCTGTACATTTTCTAGAAGGTGTCTTGGAATATTTCCATTATAAAGAAACCTCATATACAATTCTGTGCCACCAGCTGCATTAGAATTGGAGATCTCGTTTGTCTCCATGAGGTCAAAGTTATCCTTTAGCTCTTTCATTATCTAGCTCCACAATTAAATTACATGCATCTAATATATCAGTTTTTCTATAGTGAGGGCGCGAACGTGCACCTTTATATTTATTATCGGGGTTATAGGGTTCGTTTCCAACCACTATTGTAGTCAACCCGCTGTCATTACCTGGGACAATGTCTTTCCATCTATCCCCTATTATATAGCTTTTGCCTCGATCAATGTCAAAGTGTTTAATGAAATATTCCAGCATACCATTTTTAGGTTTGTATAATTTGGAAGATCTTTCAATGGCACAATAGATGTCATCAACAGGCAAATGCAGCATAAGGAATGAGACAATCTCGTCTAATTCCTCATGAGTCATTTCTTCATCTTCGATTGCTGGTTGATTTGTAACAACAAATATAAGAAACCCAGCTTCCTTTACTTTCATCATTGCATCATGAACATTAGGAAGAAGTTTCAATTCAGAAAGATTCCAAGGTGAAGTTCTTCTACCATCAGGTCTCTCAACTAAAGAGTTGATTACGCCATCTTTATCGAAGAAAACAGCCTTTAATTTATTCTTGACCATCACCAATTCTTTTTCTTAGTTCGCTGGAACTAAAGCTATGCTTTCTGGGAAGATATATTATACTTATCTTCATTTGTTGGCAAAGTTCATCGGCAGTAAATGCTCTTTGATAATAATCTTCGCCAAGAAATCTAACATCTATCGGTGTTGTTGCTATTACATTTACCAAATCCATTTCAGTTTCATACGGGATCACTTCATCAACCCATTTGCAATTCTTGAGTTGAACGTATCTTTCGTATACTGTTTGGATTGGTTTGTTTTTCTTAAATGGTCTGTCAATGGTGGGGTCGACGTGCAACCCCACCACCAACTTATTGCAGTGTCTTCTGCAATCTCTTAAAAAGATATTATGACCTGCATGAAAGAGATCAAAGGCTCCACATGTAAATCCAATAATATCATTGTCAGACATATTACGCCTGTCTAGTTAGATATGTAACTCGAACTCTCTTAGCCTTGAAATACTTCTCAACCAAACCAATAACAACATCATTGTCATAAGTCTTGCAAGAGAAAATATCAAAATAGGCAGTGTTATCTTCGTCAACAAAATGAACGCAGATATTACTGGTCTCAATCAGCTGAACTAACGTATAGCCTTCCTTGCCAGAGTGCCCAAACTTTATGATTTGTGGCTCGCCGTATGCAACCATGTCAATATCCTTAACAAGTTGCTTGGCGAAATTGTAGATATTCTTTTCGTCTCTAATCGACTCTGGATCAAGTCCTGCGCAGTCAAGAATCAGATGATAACCCCAGTATGACATTCATTTGTTCTCCTATTAAACGTTATTGATAACCGTCAATGATTTGTACGTATTGTACAGAGTCAATTCTGAAGGAACGCCATCCACCCTTCTGAACATCCCAACATGCAATCACATCAGGGTTCTTCTGGTGAAACTCCAGCTCTTCTTTTTTACCTTCCGAGAGATACTGGGGAGGTAAATGCTTAGGATCCAAAGTGCAACGCATTGCACGTGTGGATCCATCAACCTTAGTGAAAGTTACTTCAATAACATAATTTCTTAGATCCTTGAGGATCGTATCGCGATCAAGCACCATTCCATTCACCTTCTGTCAAAAGTTTAGCTGTAGAATTTGTTTCTTCCATAATCATCTTTTTCAAATCGGTGAAACCGCCGATGTTGAAACCATTAACAACTACAACAGGAAATGTCTTGGCTCCTGGAAATGTTTCTAGAAGAAACTCTCTAGAAAAATCAACTCCAAGCTTCATTTCGTTATAGTTGATACCCTTCGAAGAAAGAAGCATCTTTGCTTGTGTGCAATAAGTGCAATTATCCTTTGTGTAAATTACAACATTCATTGGATTCTCTTTCTTGAATGAAGATACTCGTGGCCAGCGATCAATAGACCGTAGCCATGAGTAAACATATATGAGTTAACGTGATTTACTAATTCGTTCATAATATATTTCTCCACATTCTATTCTATAATAGATACGAATTATAGTAAAGCTATTTATGCTTTATAATAGCTTGCCTTGATATTACGACGCTCGAGAGTTTCAAAACCATTATCGAATAGAATCTTTTCAAATCTATCGTGGTCGTACATCCAAATGTCATCGAAAACAAAAGTGCTTCCCTTGGTGCAACGATCTAGGAAGAACTTTATTTCTTCGTCAACAGCTTCGTTAGTATGAGGACCATCGAAAAAAACAAAAGCGTACTGATTGGCCATCTTCTTTTCTTCCTCGTAATAAGGAACGCCATCAGCAAATCGCTTGAAGAACTCATGATCTTCTAAACAGAAGAAAGTGAAATTAAGTCCACGCTGGAAAGCGTAGAAATAAAGAGAAGGAATAACGCGATTTCTCATTTCATTAGTGTAGTCGAACTTAGTCTTGAAACTATTATCCTTCGACATAGGATCGCCTTCTAGTTCGAACTTTCCAGCATAATGAAGAGTAGCATTGATATTGGTAATTTCTAGATCAATGTTACCATATGGATCAATACAGAACATTGGACGATTTGAATCTTGATTTTCAACAAGAGCGTCGATAATGATCTTGGCTGAACCGCCGCGACGAGTTCCAATTTCTACAACTGCGCCTTCAACGCCCTTGATATTCTTGGCTGCATTAAAAAGAATATCATATTCTTGTGAATCAGTACCAAAAACTTCTTCATCGCTAAAACGAATAATACCCATTTTCACTCCTATTAATAAAAATCAATTATTTCATCGGCAATGCCATATTTCACTGCTTCTTTTGCTGTCAACCAAACGTCTTCTGGAGGGAGCAAATATTTCTTAATATTTGTTTCTGACATACCAGTGCACTTCTTATAATGATTTATAATTCTTTGCTTGGTATTGTCGAATTCTTTAACAGCTGCGAACAGTTCGTGTTCTTTACCAACCGTTCCCCAAAAAAACTGGTGCGAAAGAATAGAGGTATTTCTAGTTATAAATCTCTTTCCTTTTTCTCCAGCTATAAAGGTCAAAAGACCACAGCTGGCAATTTCGCCAAGTCCATAAGTATATATAGGAACCTTGGAACCCTTCATTGTGTCAATTAATGCAAAGGCTGAGGAAACTTCTCCGCCTGGAGAATTGATCAACAACTTAATCATATTTGGCGTAGTTTTCATCAAGTTTCGTTCGATGATGAACGTGATCAATTCTCCAGTAGATTTAGAATTGAAATCATCATTGAAAAGGTAATAATGATGTTCTGCTAGTGATGGGATTTCAGAAGTCTTTTCCTTTTCAGCCATATAAAACTCTCCTTGTTTAATCTACTACGCCGCACCCACCACAACCTACTCTTTGAATTTTTACTTTGCAAAGACCGCAACCTAACTTTTCAGAAGCAGCTCTAGATAGATCTAAATGTCTGCCCCTCTTGAAAGGTCCGCGATCATTTATTCTAACTATAACTGATTTGTCGTTATAGGTTACAATAAGTCTTGTGCCAAATGGATAATGTCTATGAGCAGCCGTCATAGCATTTTCGTCGTAAACTTCTCCATTTGCTGTTATTCTTCCATGAAAGCTTTTTCCATACCAAGAGGCAACTACGTTTTCTTTTATGTTAGCCATTCGGTATTTTGAATAAGCTGGTGCTGGTGATGAATTTAGTGAAAATAACATAATTAAAAATATTAACTTTTTCATTAATATTTCTCCTTATTTTTTGGTAGTCCCGACAGGATTCGAACCCGTACCTTGAACGTTATGAGCGTTTCGTGCTAACCATTACACCACAGGACCAATATTTTTTAAGCTACAAGAATATCCTTTAGCCTGTCTGCTGCATAAGTTGCAGCGAATGCATCTGGTTTAACCATAGGTACAACATTACAAACACCACGAACATATCCAATCGCTTGCTGAACTACGCAAGAAGAACCATGAATCATGTCGGGATTTATATCTAGATGAACTTCGATATGCCTATCTCCGATTTCAGCAGCAAGGTCCAAATACATTTGAGAAGCCAAATAGACTTCTTGCATCAAACGTAATGCAGGACGATCGTGACGATTATCGTAATCCTTTTCAGAAATAGTTTTGCCAAAAACTTTACATCCATGCCTTCCATCTTTGTGGATAACAATGGCAACAGTGTATTCAGCGTACCAAGTATCATTCTTGCGGTAACGCTCCGAATCGGCTCCAATGTAAATCTTGGAGTTGGGAGATTCGTTTAGGATGTATCGCTTTACTTCTTCAATATCGAAATTCTTAACCATAATAAAGTACCATGTATTTAGTTATCGACGGCTTCTAGCCTTACGCTTCTTAGAACCAATCTTTCTCCGACCCTTTCTTGGTCGATTCTTATGTGGATGTGGCATG